CCCTAAGTTCGATGACGTATTTTTAATAGGAGCAGACGTATCCCTGGGTGTGGGACAAGACTACAGTGCAGCTGTGGTTCTCAACCAGGAGGGTAATGTTTGTGCAACGTACAGGGATAATAGTATTGATCCCTCTAATTTTGGGGATGTGCTTTTCTATCTTGGCAGGTATTTTAACAATGCTCTACTTGCGGTGGAAAGTAATTCGATGGGAATCGCGACGATCACGAGACTCCAACAAATGGGATACGTAAACCTTTATTATCAGACTAAACGTGTAATTACAATGACTGATGAGGAAGGTAGTCGCCCAGGATTCAGAATGACAACAAGTACTAAACCAATGGTAATAGGTTATTTGAAGAGGGCTATCGATGAAGAAGATATATGGATTCCTTCTAAGGATATTATTGCAGAACTTAAGACGTATGTTGCGAATGATAAGGGACAAACTGAGGCTCTATCCGGAAATCATGATGATCTTATCATGGCCCTGGCGATAGCTTGGGAAGTGAGAAGAACCCATGAGTTCAGACTGAGTAACGACAGGGTACATTGGCGACAAATGAATTTAAAAGGTAATAAATCAGACGAGGTTTGGTTATGAGTGATATGAAAAAGAAACTTGAAGCTGCGAGAATAAAACTCTCCAAGCACCCCGGAGGCGAGAATCTCAAGATAATAGAATCTTCAGAACAAGCCAAGGAAATGCAACTGAAAAGTGCAAAGGCAAGAGTTGAAAACAGACAAGCAAGAGAAGAAGCAGAAAGAATACTTAAGGCATTTAAACAACGCGGTAAAGATTTAGAGTCTCTTAACATCACAGGGTTAGAAGTAATGAAACTAATTATGGGAGATGCTATTGTTAAAGGAGATACAAGGACTGCGGCTACCCTTGCGGCGCAAGTTGCAGAGTATGAAACACCAAAGTTATCGCGTCAAGAAGTACATTCAACAGTACAGGATATTACTGAATTGTCGGATAAGGAGCTTCAGGAATTATTGGAGTTAGAAAGTGAAAAACCAGCAAAGGGAGTACATTAGTGATTTGGAAAGAACCAAAAGGTGTTAAACATAAAAATGGTAAAACATGGGATCCTACTACCAAGCGTACCAAGGAGCTCAGAGATAATGCTGAAGCAGCAGAAAAACAAAGAGCTAAAGACGAGAATGATGGTCGATGGTCAGTAGGAGGGAAGAATAGTATTGCTCAACAATTTGAGTAATCGCAGGTACGTCTGCAACAATCTTTTCTCCTTTCTTAGTTGCAAGGGGTTTTCGGTGTCCCCGGGACGGCTACGCCGAACTATAATAACGGTGCCCAGAGTGGCCCATCAGATAGGATAAATAAATGGCTGATCAAGGTTATAAAGAAACAGTTTCTGATGAGAAATTAGTACTGCTTATTGAGCAATGAATTGCTAACTCAACTGGTTCTTGGCTTAATTCAAGCGAGATGTCGGAAGAGAGACAGAAATCGACCTACGAATATGCAGGTTTACCTCGTCATCACCTTTATCCTAATGGTGTATCCTCTATTGTTGCTACAGATACAACAGAAACCGTTGAAGCTTATCTGGCTTTAATATCGGAGTTAATGTTTAATAATAATAAACTTGCCAGGTTCTTACCTTATTCAGATAAACCTGAAGATATTTCATCAGCGGAAATGGCTTCACAAGTTACAAATTACTGTATTTTTAAGAAGAATAGAGGTTGGGAAGTACTCAACACTTGGGTTAAAAGTGCTTTACTATGGAAGAATGCAGTTTTACGCTGGGATTACATAGAAGATAAAAAGCATGAATTTGAAGAATTTGATCATATTACTGAAATAATGCTCGATGCTAAGCTTGCAGATTCTGATATAGAGTTAGTGGGTGAGTTAGAATTAGATGCGAATGGAAATTATACTAACGTAAGACTTAAAAGAACCATAGATAACTCTCGGGTTAAAATAGAAAATGTTCCTCCGGAAAACTTTAGAATAGACAGAAATGCAACTGCAATAGAAGATGCAGCTTTTGTGGGTATTCAAGTTGACATGACCCGATCTGAAATAAGACAGGAGTGGCCTGAAATTGCAGATAAGGTCGATGATTGGAGTGAGCTTCATTCTAAGTATAACGTCAGCGATAAAATTTATAAACCAGAAGAAGCCTCCAGAAAAGAAATTATAGGACAAACTTTTCTTAGTGGCGACAGAGATAATAGTACATTAGAAGCTAATCAACCTGTTAGTGTAACAGAGTGTTGGCTTCGAGTAGATAGGGATGGAGACGGCATAGCCGAACTCAAGCACTTAATAATTGCAGGAGAACAAATCCTCTTTGAAGAAGATGCTAATGAGATACCGTTATGTTCTATTTGTCCCTTTGAAGTTCCATATGAATTCTATGGGTTATCCGTAGCGGATATGACGCGAAGTTCCACTCTTGCCTCAACGGCTATATTGAGGGGATTTGTGGAAAACACTTATCTCACTAACTATAGCCCCAAACTCGCAGATCCTAACGTGGTTGATTTTAGTGCTCTTCAAAACTTAAAACCAAAGGATCTTATACCCACTAACGGAAATCCTACGGCTGCAGTATCGTCACTTCCTCCAGAACAAATATCGACTGGTACTGTACCGATCCTGGAGTACCTACAGCGCCATAAAGAACAAGCAACAGGTATGTCTAAAGCAGCACAAGGTCTCCAGGATGAATTATTTGTCTCAGGAAACTCTGAGGTTAAACTAAGTCAAGTAATGAGTGCTTCTCAAAAGCGCGTTCAGCATATCTGTAGGCGGTTTGCCGAAACAGGTTTTAAGCGCTTATGTGAAGGTGTGTATTCCACTATGGCTAATAACATGGACAAGATGTCTGTGCAAGACCCTAAGTATGGTATTTTAGACATTGAGATTGGGAAATTACCTAAGATGATGGCACTTGAGGTTGATGTAGATCTCGGTGAAAATTCTAATGCTAATAAACGAGATAAACTACAGTTATTAGCAAAAGAGTTAATACCATTACTAGAACAAGCAGGAGCTGGCTCGCTACTTAGACCGGATGCTTATGCAGTTATTGCTAATCAATTATTAACTTCTTTAGATTTAGAACCAAATGATTATCTTAAAGATCACACGACCCCTGAATTCCTTGAAGGAACGCAGAAAGCATTACAAGCAAAACAACAAGAAAGAGAAGAAGCCAAGAAAATAGCTAAGGCTAAAACTCAAAGTGAAGTAGAGCAAGCAGCAGCAAATATACGTTATACTGATGTACAAGCTAATAATGCTTACCAAGATAATGCCAGACAGCTTGCAATAGCAATCGATACCCATATGCAAAAGTGGGCAGACATTTCACTTAAGGCACAAAAGGAAGGTATTGAATTACCTGAAAGACCACCTTTTGGTGATCTTATGGCAATGTCTAAACAAGTACTGGATGAACTAGAAGTTAACAGAAATAAGAAAAATACCCCTATAAATATTACTGGAGAAGCAATAAACCCCGAGGAACCCTCTCTTGCTCAACAAAAGATGAATCCTTCGGTAAGCCCTCCAAGAACACCAGGGGATAGTGGAGTATAATAATGGATAAATATAGAGAAAATGCCGAGAAGAGGCTGACAAGTAAAATACATCCCGACAGACAAGCTCAGTTAGCGCTGGCGAATGCCAAGTTTTCTCAGCAACATCGAGAAGAATTCTTTACAGAAGCCTATGGCGAAATCCTTGTAGATTTATTTTTAAAGTGGCTCAATACAGAGCCTCATGAAAATAAATCTCGAGATCACTTATATCATTGTGCAATGGCACTTGGTTCTGTGAAGGAGAAGATGTTACAAATAGAAACTTACGGTGGTAATTTACAAGCTATGAAGGAGAAAATGAATGGCGCTAATTGAAACAGATAATATACCTAAGATAATGAAAAATATAGATGATACCCTTACCTTTTATTTCAACCACGAAATAGCGGGTCAGGGAGGAAGTTTTAAAGTAAGACAGTATGCTCAGGAGATAGCAGCGCTGCTTACTATGAAAGAATTTGTGGAAGGTAAAAAACCTGCCACGAGTACTACCACCCTTAAAACGGGAGGTAAGTAATGGCTGAACAACAAACCTCTACCCAATCGGATGACGTGAGTGTTCCAGGCGGTAACGAAGACGCACAACTCAATGACATTCTCAGGAATTCACCTCTGGCCCAACAGGCTGGAATTGTACCCTTACCTGAAGAATCTCTACCCGAGGCTGAAGCGGACCCAGCAGAAACAGAAGAGGCACCTCAAGACCTGGCCTCTGAAGAAGAAGCTGCAACAAATGAAGCAGATAAATCTGTAGAAGAAGCTGTATCAGAAGAGACAACTGAAGAAACTGAAAGCGGAGATGACGAGTCTACCGAAGCGGAAAGTTATACTTTGGAAGAATTGGATGATATAACGGTAACCCATAAGATAAATGGAGAGGAAGTTACTCAAAAGTTATCTGAATGGATTGCTTCTTCAGCAACCAAACAGTCTTTATCAAAACAAGGTCGAGAAATAGGTGAGCTCAAAAAGGCATTAGAAGATGAAAAAGTGAGAAAGATAGCCGAGCTTGATCAACTTGGAAGTGTTATGGCCCAAAGTTTTTATGCGGAAGAAATGAAAGCTCAAAAAGCTTATCATGAAACTACGCAAAAATTACAACAGGCTCAACAATCTGATGACACTTACGAAATAGGCGAACTTAGTAAAGAACAAAGTAAACATCAACAACTTTATTGGGATGCAAGAAGTAAACGTGAAAATGCTCTTAAAGGAATCCAACAACAGCAGCAGCAATTTCAACAACAAAAATTTCAAGAAGAAGTTCAAGTTTTTAATAAGAACATCGGTGGGTTAATACCTAATTGGAATGAAAGTGTTGCTAAAGATATTAGAGACTTTGCCCTAGAAGAGGGTTTACCAGAGCAATTAATTAATACGATTACTAATCCTACAATAGTCAAGTTTGTTTACGATTATAAGAACCTTAAAAAAGGCGTTACTAAGGGAACTGCAAAACGTAAGATAGCTAAAACGCTTAAGACCCCGGTGAAAAAATCTGTACCAGCTGAAAAGAAGCGGATGGATGCTGAAGCCATGGTTAAAGCAAGGGCTTTTAAAACAGATGCCTCTAAGGAAGATCAAGATGCTTTTATGAAACAATACGCCTTAAAATCCTTAAACTCAACTTAAGTCATTAGGAGGTAAATAATGGCTACTGGACAATACGCAACCCAGGGTGCATCGGATAACCGATTCGACTCTGGATCTAATAATGCGGCTGCTTCAGAGAATGAGGACCTAGCTAACTTCATTAGCATGATTACTCGCTCTGAAACTCCGTTTATGTCTTCCATTGGAAAGACAAAAGCTACTGGTATATATCACGAGTGGCAAACAGACGAACTAGCTCCACCAGCTGCTTCAGAGATGGTACAAGGTGCCGACTTTGATAATGTTGGACCTGATGGTGCGACTAACCAGGCCGATGGTGGTAACACTATTACTTCTGGTATTCGTAACAGAACTCGTTTAGGTAACTACACACAGATTAACGGTAAGACCGTGTCTGTTTCAGGTACCAAACGTGCTGTTGACCAAACAGGCGTGGCAGACGAATATGCTTACCAGCTTAAAAAGCGTGGTACAGAACTTCGTAGAGACGTAGAGGCAAACCTTGTACACAGCACTAACATTGCTGTTCCAGGTGCTGCCGGTACCAAAGGTACTTTTGGAGGTCTTTACTCTTGGCTGTGTTCTGCAGGTCATACTGTTCTGGCCACAAGTTCCACATGGAAAGTTCCTTCCACACTACCTACTGGTGCTGGTACGGACGCCGCAGGAACTCACAGACCAGGTCTGACTGCTGCTACTGACACTCGTGTTGCATTGGAAGTATCCTACGTGGATGATGCCATGCAGAACGTGTTTGAAGCAGGCGGTAATGCTACCAAAGCTATGATGTCACCTAAGAACCGAAGAAATTTCTCTGCGAAATCTCAGGCTCTTAACAGTAACGTTAGACGTAACATAGACGAGGGCGGTAAGCTA